CTTCTTTTTTACGCATATGTAATCACCTCACTATATTTTACTGTTCCTGTTGATTTTCTAACAGGTACAGTAAAACGTATAGTATGGTTTGTCAGTTCCTATTATGCATATAAAAGCAAAAAGGTACTGCCTAGCGGTAAATAAAAAAAACCGTTATTAACAGTACCATTTTTGCGTGTCAAAAAATATCATTACTTCAATGGCGGTTTGAAAAGCCGCCTTTTCTTTTTCCACCAATAAAAACAGCATATCGGTTTTGATTTAGCGGCTCTGGGAGGTAGCCGCATTGAAAGACCTGTATAATCGACAATCTTCGACATATCCGTTATTGTCAAAAAAATCCTAACTTTCACAGCGGAACAAAGCACCCTTGAATGTGGTTTTTCACATTACATAATAGGAATAATCATCAAAGCACAGGAACAGCATTTTTTTCATGCTCTTGTGCTTTTTTGCTGTTTAAAAAATTTTTTTAACTTTTTTCTGATTTGGGTTACAAATCATCCCTCCGTGTTGAGTGTTAGTGCGGAAAGAGGTAAAAAGACTTTTCGCTTTAGCAAGTTCAACTTGAAAGGAGGTGAGATTATGAAACCTTCTTCATTTGAGAACGCTATAAGACTTCAATTTGATTGTTTGGCTCGTAAGGTAATTGGCAGAACCGTCAAGAACTATAATAAAGAACTTGCCAGACGTTCAAAACATGAAATTTCTTTCTGTGAAATACCAGAGCTGGAATTAAACCAGTTAGATGTAACAGACGAATACTCGATTGAATTTACATCCTTTGATGTGTTTGGTACCGAAGTTCGTGTCTATGATGAGAAGTTATGTGAAGCAATCAAAAAATTAAGTGAAAGACGACGCAATGTTGTATTGATGTTCTACTTCCTGGAATTGCCAGACGCAGAAATCGCAGAGATTTTGGATATTTCCAGAAACTCTGTTTATAGAAACAGAATGTGTTCACTAAAGCTCATTAGAGATATGTACGAGGAGGAATTATAACATGATGAAGTCTACAAAAAAGTGTCCTTTATTCTCCACAATTAGTTTAGCTGCTGATGGCGACGAAGTGGCAATAGAGAAAATATTAAATCACTATGACGCTTACATATCAAAAGCAAGTTTACGCCCGTTCTATGATGAACATGGAAATATGTATATTGTGGTTGATATGGAATTGAAAGGCAGAATCAGAGCTGCCCTTATCAAAGCAATTCTAGGTTTTGAAGTCAGAGTGAAATAAGTGAAATATATACGGAGTGCAATACCACCTCATTCCAGCTCCGTTTTTAAAGTGTTCTTTGAAAATTGAATAAAGTAATCAGATACGTTTGATATACGGTGAGCCGACGGACTGGAACGCCATGACCCATAAAAAGGAGGAATAAAAAAGCGAGCGACCACGCCAGTGATCCGTAAGCGACTGTTGGAAAAGTTGCTGCCATGACCCGTATATCAGAATAATGATACACTCGCATGGTGCGGTTCACCCATAAGAATGGGAATGGTGAAATTCCAGTGGAGCTTTCCAAAGCCATCTGATTACTTCTTATTTATAGACAAATTCTTTCATAACGTACAAGCATTTTTGCATACTTTGTAAATATATTGTAGTGAGGTGGTTCAATGGCAAATAACGCAAAGATAATTTGCAAGAATGTTTTTAAGAATTATGATAAAGCGGCATTTACAAAAGCATTTACTCTAAAATGGATAGAGTTGATAAATCAATATGAGAAAAATAAAGGAAAGGCAACTCCTGCCAGATGATAGACAAACTATCCTACAAGATGTTATAATAACATTATGTAGAGATAGTTTGTTTCGTCTTCTCTGAAAAGGAGAACGAAGCATGATAGAATCAAAATCAAGAGTTGCTATTTATTGCCGCTTGTCAGAAGAAGATAGAAACAAACAATCAGAAACAGACGACAGTAACAGTATTCAGAATCAAAAATCAATGTTACTTCAATACTCATTAGAGCATGGTTGGGAAGTCTACAACATATACAGTGATGATGATTACACTGGTTCAGACAGACGACGACCAGAATTTAACAGGCTGTTGGAGGACGCAAAGAATCGTAAATTTGATATTGTCCTTTGTAAGACGCAATCCAGATTTACCAGAGAATTAGAGTTAGTGGAAAAGTATATCCATGGTCTTTTCCCAATTTGGGGTATTCGTTTTATCAGTATTGTTGATAATGCAGATACCGCTAATAAGGGAAATAAGAAGTCACGACAAATTAACGGTCTGGTAAATGAATGGTACTTGGAGGATATGTCAGAGAATATTAAAAGTGTTCTTACTGACAGAAGAAAGAACGGACACCATATCGGTGCTTTCGCCCTGTATGGTTACAAAAAAGACCCTGATGTAAAAGGTCATTTGATTATTGATGAAGAAGCTGCGGAAGTCGTCAGAGAAGTTTTTACACTGTTTTCACAAGGATATGGAAAAACTGCTATTGCCCGTATGCTGAATGATAGAGGAATCCCAAACCCAACGGAATACAAAAGACTTCACGGTTTGCGTTACAAACAACCTAAAACAAAAAACAGTACCCTATGGAAATATTTTGCCATATCAGATATGTTGGTAAATGAAATCTATATTGGTAATATGGTTCAAGGGAAATATGGCAGCGTTTCTTACAAAACAAAGCAAAATAAACCTAGACCAAAAGACCAGTGGTACAGAGTTGAGGGAACGCATGAACCAATTATTGACCGTGAGTTGTGGGATAGAGTTCAAGCATTGGTAGCACAAAAAGCAAAACCTTTCACAGTTGGGACTATCGGCTTATTTGCCAGAAAAGCTCGTTGCATGAATTGTGGTTATACAATGCGTTCATCAAAAAATCGTGGTAAACATTATTTACAGTGTTCTAACCGTCATGTAGCAAAGGACGCTTGTATAGGTTCTTTTATCTCGGTAGATAAGTTAGAAAAAGCTGTGATTGATGAACTTAATAAGTTATCCGCAGAATATCTTGATAAAGACGAGCTTGAACAGAATGTGCAATTCAACAGTGACTTGCGAGGGAAAAAAGAAGCTCTGGAAACGGAAATTGTTGCTTATCAGAAAAAGATTGCAGAATATACAAAAGGAATCCGTGAGTTATACTTGGATAAGGTAAAGGGTATTCTTTCTGAACTTGACTATTTGGATTTATCCAAAGACTTCTCAACACAAAAAGAAAGGCTCGAAAAACTGGTAATTGATACGCAGAAACAGCTTGATGTTATTGAAAGAAAAATGCAGGTTGGCGATAACAGACGTCAGTTAATCGAGCAATATACAAATCTTGAACACTTAGACAGGGAAATCGTTGAAAAGCTGATTGATTATGTATTGGTTGGCAAGAAAGACCCTGTAACTAAGGAAGTACCTATTGAAATACATTGGAATTTCTAAGGTTCTCATATCTGGCAGCTAGTATGCCAGATTATCGGGAACTATCTTTTAAAACCTCAATGTTGTCTTTACACAATCGTACCATCTGCAGCCATATCTTCATGCAGATCTGTAATCGGATCACCTTTGGACTGGAATGTTGTAGCACTCCAAGGAGTTCCGCTGGCAGCCTGAGGCCAGAGTGCGAGTGTGTGGTCTACATAATATTTGTCGAAGCCGGATTTTTCAATTTGTTCTGGTGTAAGATTACGGGTAAGCTGATGCACAATGGCACAGATGATTTCAAGGTGAGCCAGTTCGTTGGTACAAAAATGTTATCAGTAAAAGAAAAGCCCCTAAATCCGGGGGATTCGAGGCTTTAATGTAAGTTCAAAAGTAGGGGTATCGACCGTTCCCCGCTTGTTTTTAACTGTCTTCTTATATTCTACACGATCAATCAATAATTTCAAGGCTTTGTTCCGATCGGGAATAGAGAGATCCCAATAGCTAGATAATAATTCTTTACATTCCGGAATAAAACGGGATGAGTTTTCAAACTTCTGCTTTTCATATTCTAGATCTTTTTCCAAAGCGGAAATGGATAATTCGGCTTCTTCAATGCGTTCGTGTAAAGTGTTGGAACGTTCTAGGAAAACATCAGTTGTATAAATTTCACGCTCTAATAAATCATAAAGTTTTTCGTTTTGCTTAAGCAGTGCATCACGATTGGCGACGGCAGCAGAAAGAAGAGCCTGCTTTTCGGTTACATTATTTTTAACTTCCTGCGACGGATCCAATTGATAACCGGTTACCCAATCAGAGAGGGCATTAATAACCTCTTTTTCGACAAGCTCCAGCGGAGCACCGATCGTAGGACATCCACGGGTATGGCACATAAGTACATCATAAGGAGCACCATGGCATCCAGGAGTAGTTGTTTTTGGGCGGCGCTGCATCTTTTTACCGCAACAGGAGCACACAATCAGACTGGCCAGTGGGTTCTTAGTGCCGTAGGACTCTGGAGGTTTTGGAGTGCCTTTCCCAAGATATCCTTGAGCCTCGACAAATACATCATGATCAATTAATCGTGGCTGGAGCCCGGTAGCAATCAGATCGTAATCATTGCTCAGTCGGGATTCCCTGCTTTTAGTAAGAACACCGTCTTTTACAGTGGTGATCTGCTTACGATGCCCAATTCCCACTTTCTGATCATTTGCGATATTCCCAAGGATTCCAAGTATAGTACACTCGAGCCAACGGTCACCGTTACGGGGCGGAATACCATGTGATTCAAGATACTTGCAGATACTGGTAATCCCTACACGATCGGGACCGGTAAACATGTCGAATATAAGTTTTACAACAGGAGCTTCATCCGGATCGGGAGCTAACACCCAGCCTCTGGCATCTTCAAGCTTTACCCGTTTCCAACCGTAAGGAGCTTTATTGAATGGCCACTTACCCTCACGGACAGCCGCAGTCACACCGGCACGCATCCTGCGCCGAATCGTCTTGTATTCTCTCCGGGACATGAAAAGCCCAAATTCAAAATATTCTTCATCAAATTCATTGTTCGGATCGTATATCTTGGCAGGTGTTACGATCAGAGTTTCTGAATATTGGAATGTTCTCTGAACAATTCCCTGATCAACGGTATCACCTCTGGCCAGACGTTCCACTTCCATCACCAAGACACCCTTCCATAGTCCGGCTTCTACTTCTTTCAAGGTTCTCTGCATTTCCGGACGTGCCGCTATAGAATCCCCAGATACTACTTCACGGTAAATAGCACCGATTTGAAGATTCATAGATTTTGCTAACGCAAGAAGCGTCTTTTCGTGACGTTCCAGAACATCTACACCCATTGCTTCAAGTTGTGCATCGTTACGGGATTTTCTAAGATAGATTAAATATTGTTCGTTCATATGTACCACCTTTCCTTAAAAATATGTAAAAAAGAGTATAAAAATAACACCTATGCAGGTGCTAAGAAAATGTGGTACAATATATTTGCGTTTTGGTATTGTACTAGGTTCTTGAGACCTGTATAGTATTCAAAGGTAGAGGCTCTGGTGCTGGTAACACCGGGGCTTCTGCTATTTTTGTGACTGTCCGCTGTTTGGGACTTTGCGTTTCTATGCTGCCGATTAAAGGCTTTATTAAAAATAGAAATCAGGCTATTTTTTGAAGAAGTAATTCTTTCCAATTCAAAGGAAACCCCATACTTGTTAAAATAACTTCTACAGTTAACACATGAGAATATTTGTATAAATTCTTTAACGCGATATCAACATCTTTTACTAAACGTCGAAATTCTTGAGTAGAGAGTGTAAGTTTTAATGCAATCATTACAGCAAACAAATCACGTTTTCCGTAAGCAAACTCTCCTTTTGACGTTTTAGGTAAATCCATAGCAGTATGGAGAGAGGTATCAATAAGAGGCCTCTTACTGCGAAAACAAAATAACCGATTTCCGTGAGCGCAAAAGTTACGAACGGAGGAAATGTATGTTAATATATTTTCTAATTCTTTGTCAGATAAATGAAACGTTTTCGAGATTTCCTGCCGTTCCTTTTGTTGCATTAAACTATAAAGTTTACTTATAGTACCCAATGTAAGAATGTTATTTAAAACCCAAAGTGGAACATACCCATATTTTTTCAAATAATGTGATATACTTGGATCAGAACAACGTCCGGCAAGCTGTCGCTGAATATCTGCAATTAGACTTGTTATATTCTTGTTAGCATCTCTCCTGGTTGTATCAAAATTATTATAAGTCAGATAGTATGTTCCAGGATGCGCCTTAGGAAAATAGTAAGCAATAAGGCTCTTTATATTAACTTCAAGGGGTAGTATATTGCGAAGAAAGATTTCGCGTAACTTCTGATCAAAAAGGTACAAATTGCAAATTTCTTTTATAGTCGTACCTTGCTTGTACTTATTGCTTTCTTCATTTTCCCAAAATAAAGAGCTATAACCATTGATGAGATTATAATAACCAATACGTTGCAATTTCTTCTTAGCAAAGCTTTTACTGTCAGGAGCAGAAAAGTCGATGCCTCGTGTTTCTAATAATTCGATTAATTGTTCGTGTGTTTTAAAGGGTTTTTGATTCATTTGTGCCTCCATAAAAGGATATAAATAAAAAGACCCCGGGCCCGAAGGACACCGGAGTACGTTCCAAAATAGTATATGCTTTTAAAAAGAAAATAATCTCTCTAAAAGTAACTTGATAATACCACGCTAAAATCCATGTGTCAAGCGGTTTTTATATGATTCAATATATTGTATCAGGTTTTACACCTGTATAGTATTCAATCTAGGAGTTCCGGTGCACCAACACTGGGGCTTCTATTATTTTACGAATTAACACCAATGATACATACATAACATAGCCTTGCTGTGCAGATAATACACAGCAGGAGGAGTATGCTCATGGAGGTACTGACGTGGCAGGCACGTACGAAAAAGAAGCTGACGCTCGTACAGCTGGAAGCGTTGACTGGAATCAGTAAAACCACGCTTAATGATATTGAAAACGGGAAAACTTCTCCAACGCTTCGTCAGCTGTATACGATTGCAACTGCGCTGGACTGTAATGTATCAGATCTGTATGATTGTGATCGTAAATAGATTATACCACTTGTCCCGGGCATCGGATGATATCCGGGACATATTTCCGTATATGCGGAAATATTAGTCAGATCTATTGCAAAACGTTGTACCAGGCAGTAAAATCATTCCAACAAAGGAGTGATGCAAAATGCTCAGAAAAATAAATATTATTCTGGGAAAGCTGTCTCCGGGACAACTAAAGAGGGTATATGATTTTGTAAAACGAATCTACATATACCGGTAACTGAAAGGGAATCACGACATGTATGCGGTCGGGGATTCCCTTTTTCTATATAGCACCATTGCTTTCTACAAAAGCATTCAGGTTCCCTCTTAGAGATCTTCTTATGTTAGGTGGCAAAGTTATGTACGTTTTGATAAAAGATCTGTCGGATTCATCCAGGTGGCAACATAATTCATCCAGAGCCGCTTCTGATAATTCGTGGAACATGCTCCCATCACCAAACATCAAGTAATCATAATTCGCGTTATACTGCCTGCAGATGGCTTTTGCCATCTGATCGGTAAGTTTGCGGTTCCCTTTTTCTATATTACATATAGCAGTTTTTGTTACTCCTAAAGGACGCCCGAAACTCTGGAGCGTAAGTCCTAGAGAATTACGTATCACTTTTACACGTTCGCCGTGTGTCATAAAATCACCACCTTGCTATTTATCCCAATCGACTTTCTGTACCATATCTTTAACTTTAGCTTTTATCGCCTGCCGTAATTCGGCTGGGAGATCCAGATACATTTCTACGACAGCTCGATCAAAATCATCCAGATCAAACTGCATACACAGTTCATCCAAGATCGTTTTCGGAAGATCTGTAAACATATCCCCTTCGCCATACATCAGGTAATCGTAATCTACATTGTATTCTCTACAGACAGATCTTGCCATCTGATCGGTGAGATTATTCACACCTTTTTCTATTCGAGAAATAGTCGTTTTTGTTACACCTAATTTTTCACCAAATTTTTCAAGCGTCAAACCAAGCTCTTTGCGAATCGCTTTAATTCGTTCACCTTGTGTCAATGGTTATTCACCTCTCTTTCATTCGTAGCATAGCACACGGTTACAGAAACGTCAATAAAAAAGTAACCGTACGCAACAAAAACATATTGACAAAGTAACATACGGCAACTATAATGTAACCGTAAGCAACAGATAGAACGACGGGGAGGTGAGGAAAGATGAAAGAATTAATAAAAAAACTAACAGAGTACTGTGACAAAGGAAGAGTCCACCAGAACTTTGTTAGTTTTACTGCAGGGTTGATTATTTCAATAATTTATATAGTTGTAAAAACGATTATGATGTGCATCAATTAACACGCTTGAGAAGATCTCCAACCCGAGGACCGTCGAATGGCTTGGTGGAAGCTTCAACTTCTTCCGCTGTTCCGCCCCAGATACCGGAACGGCGAATTATCTTAGAAGAGTTTTCACGTTCACAAGATTCCAGTGTAGCCATATTGTCTTGGACATGGGTAACGACACCGGTTCCTTTGACGATTTCCAAAAAACCTAAACTTTTGTTTGTGTCTGGGTCAATGATTTCTTCATCACTTACTTTGTAGATGAGATATTTTTGCCCCTTGGAAATTTTCTGGTTGGAGCCAGCATTCATAACAACTTTATAACTATCGAGCACCTTAGCAATTTTAAAAGCCATAATATACCTCCTAAATCATATTTAATATTTCTGACAATTTGTCACGGGTTATGGTTGGTTTAACAATAATGTTTTTGTGAGTAGAAATAATACTAATCACATCTTTGTAGGAATCAAAAAGAACGATTTGAGCAACTTTGTTATCGTTTATGGATTCAACATATCCATATGCAATCAGATTTTCAAATCCATCAATGTTTTCGTAAAAGGAAACAACGGAATCGTGACCTATTAAGTCATTAGGCCAACACAAAACGTGATCGTTAACACAGTTTATAAGTTCGACAGAAGATTGACAATCCTTAGTATCTAACCATTGCTTGATATTAAGCCATGTCAACAGCAGCGCGATTAAAACAATCAAAACAATAGCATAGAAAGGCACCTTTGCACGAGGAGGATATTTATACATAAGCCATGCAGGAATAAGCGCAAGTGCAAAAGAGAGGAGATTGCTCCAATCACGAAAATAATTTTGAAACTGCTTTTTCATTTGTATCACCTCCAGTTCACAAAGAATGAAAAATAATCTGTAAATACAGTATAGGGGATTGAAAAAGAAAAAGCAATGAAGAAGAAAAAGGAACAACATAAAAATCAACACAAAGTGAGGTGATGAAAGATGGATAAACTGAGTGAACTGAATGAGCTGATCGAAGATATGGAAGCGGTTGCCGATAAATATTACGGAAAAATAAAAGAAGAATCTTCTAATTATCTGGAAGTAAAAGAAAAATGCACAAAAGTAGTAAAAGCAATCGCATACAGAAATTCGCCAATAGGAGAGTTTTTGAGGAGAAGATGGGAGAGAGATTATGAAAAAGATCTTGGAGACATCGAAACGTCTCCAAGATAAAAATCAAGCAAAGAACAACCGAAACGGTCAGCAATGACCGTCTACCGGGAATGACCACCCGGTACTGATGATGGTAGGTCAAGAAAAAGATAAACATAAAATCACATTAAGAAAGGAGAAAACCATATGACAACAGTACAGAACGAAAAAAACATGAGCAACCAGTTGGAAGATGTAAAAGAACTGATTCCGATGTACAAAGAATTGACACCAGATGAAAAGATCTACATTAAGGGCATGATGGCCGGATTCCAGACACTGAGACAGCTGGGAGCTAAGACAGCGTAAATGGAGGGCAAAGAAAAATGGTAATAGCAATGGCAATAGCCTGCGTCACGACTTCTATTGCGGTTTCAATTGCAACAACAAAAATATTAGCCGCTTATTATTTCAAAATTGTAGACAGCTATGTAGATGAAATGTGCAAAGAGACGAGAAAGTTCGTCAACGAAGCTTGCGAAGAAATAAACGTGCTCCAGAATACAGGAAGCGCAATGATCAACACCCAGGAATTCGCAAGAGCCGTCAGGGGTGTATGTAACGAAGAAAAGGAGAAAGAAGGTGAACCAGATGAATTATAACGAAAGATTAATGCCATGCCCGTTTTGCGGTGGAAAGGCAAACATGATAACAATAGCCAATGGATCCACTCATCATGATGTAAGTTTTACATTTGGAATCGAATGCTCGGAATGTGGGACGTGTCTTCCATGGGCACATGAGTTAAGAGCCACACTTGAAAATGGCGAGCTGAAAATAACAAAAGACGAAAGAGACAAAGCTGTTGAAGAGTGGAATAGAAGAATACAAAAGAAAAAAAGCGAGGAAGAACGATGGAAAGACCAAGAAAAAACATCACCGCAACAATACAGCCCCGAAAAGCAACTGACAAAGGCGGGTGGCTGTGTATGCCATTAGCAGACAATATACCAAACGGTAAGAAAGGATGGAGGAAAATCCACTGTCCGATCTGCGGCGATATGTGTTGGAAGAGACCGGAAGACGAAGCTCTTATTCTCTATAACGGATTGGATGGAGCTGCATGCACACGGTGCGCTTTAAAGATGGGAGGTGACGCATCATGAACAAAAGAGTAAGAGAGATCGTCAAGATGCATCTGGACACCGGACTGATATGTAAAAATACACCGATTTCCATAATAGATTTGTCTGCAGGAAAAAGAGTAGATGTTTGCGCTGGTAGCCGATGGATAACAAAATATCTCGAAAGAGAGGTTAGCGCATATAAACTAAGCGAGCGTAACGGACTCTGCATTATGGTAAAAAGCCAGGAAGAACCGGAAGTAGAAAACCCATATTCGAAGAAAGAAGCACAGGATCCAGATGAACTTATTCCGGATCTGGTAGAGAAAGCACAGATGCAGCAGACATTATACGACGTATTGAGAATGCTGGACGAATGGGAATATCCTTCAAGATACATCGACGATGCAGAAGAGAATCTGAGATGTGCTACCAGAGAGCTGCGCGACGAAATCGAGAAAATCCAGAATGTAATGACGGGAGAGACGAAATAAGGGGAAAGGGCAAATGTCAAGAGAAAAATTAAAGAAAGCCCGCAAAGATGCAGGCTTAACACAACAGCAGATGGCAGACAAGCTGGATATCAGCATTGTTTACTACCAGAAGATAGAACAAGGCAGTAGAACCGGTGATTTTACACTGTGGGACACACTTGAAGACATCACAGGGGTACATCAACGGATACTCCGAGAGATTGAAGATAATCATCCCGGCAAAGAATCCAATCTGTAGGAACAGAAAAGAGATCTGCAATCTTCACGAGCGTTTCAAGAGACGGTGATCGCTCAGACTGCTCATACTTTTGATATGAATTGATGGTCACACCCAATACGTCAGCAACATTTTGCTGAGTCAATTTGCGAGCCATACGTGCTGCACGAATACGTTTTCCTATCATTGTATTACCTCCAAAATGTATGTAAATGTAATTGACATTACATACAAATTGTACTATTATACAATTAATAAAAACACATACAAAATGTATGTAAAGAAATCAGGAGGAAAAATATATGGAAACTATATCAGGAAAAGTAAGATTACTGGAACAGGAAAACAAAGACTTAAAAAGCGAAATGGAAAGAATGAAACAGTTCTATGGCGATGATTACAAACCAATGCGTTGCCAAGAGTGCGCTCATTTCTGCCAGCATTACGGGAAAGATGGAAACCATTACTACAAAATCAACAGTGGACACTGCAAAGCTGGAAAACGAACCAAAAAGAGACGTGCAGAAGATGAAAGATGCCAATATTTCGAATAGAGAACTACGGGAGGGATAACAAATATGAAAAGACATATCCGGAAAAATAAGGTGATCAGAACAATCAAGATTATTGAGATTGAAGCAACGCTACTGATTACAGAAGTAATATGGCTCTTGCTCCTGTTTTACTGCAGAGCAGCGGGACCATTAGATATCGTATGGAAGTAAAGAAAGCAACAACAGATACAAGCAAGTGAGCATATATAGATAAAAAGGAGGTACATAGCATGATTGTAGAGACGATCGTAACAAACGGATGTACGTGTCATATATCAGATGAAGCGTATAAAGATAAAAGCCAGGATGAGATCCAGCGTATCATTCGTGATTTTTCGGATCTCATTGCCAGGTGCATGAAAGAAAAGATGGCGAAAGCATCATAAAAGAAAAAGCCTTCAGGAAACTGGGTGAAGCTCCTGAAGGCACACAATGCATTGATTTTCCCAAACCTCACAACCACGGGGTAAAAGTCAAATACATCTATAAAAATTATAGAACGAACTTTCGGGAAAGTCAATGCATCATATTGCCGTCTTTTCGCCAAATATCCGGAACAAATCAGGGGGGGCAATACCCCCGTTAAGCACTTGATAAAGATATTAAGATAAGGACCGACAGCATGATAAAAAGAGTGACATATAAGCTGAGAAAAGGAGATGTCCTGATCGTACAGGAGTACCATGACGGGAAGTATGGGGCGAAGGGATTACCAAGAAAGAAAAAGAAGAAAGCTACAAAAGAAGACATTGCAAGAGTAAATAAATGGAATAAGACGAAACGGTGTCAGATACGTCTCTTGGAATACTTCGAACCGAACGATCTATTGGTCACCTGGACATACAAAGTAGCGAACAGACCGGCAACAATGAAGGAGGCAAAAAAACATTTTGCGGAAGCGATGCGGAAAGTAAGGAGAGAGATCCGAAAAAGAGGTTATGAAAACTTCTATATGCGGAACATCGAAAGAGGAACAAAAGGAGCATGGCATATCCATTTTGTTGTGAAAGAAGTAGGAGACACCGCCAGTATCGCGCAGAACGCATGGGATAAAGGCGGCACGTGGCTGACAAAGATAAAAGACAGCGATTACTACGGCGAGGATATGTTAAAACTTGCAGAATACCTCACAAAAGACGAGCATACCACGGAAACGAAGAAAGATGGCACGAAGTCCAAACCAAGGATTAGAGAGTCGGACTTCCACGGATCTCAGAATATGCCTCTCCCGAAACCACACCCGGACAAGCTCTACAGGTGGAAAAAAGAGATAAAGCCAAAGAAAGGCTACTACATAGCGCGGATGTGGGAAGGTATAAACCCGAAGACGGGATACAAATACAGAAGATACACGATGATTAAGTTGAACAGGAGGATTTGATAAATGAGTACAACGGTGAGACAGGTAATGAAATACTTAAGCGAATATCCGGACGATGCAAAGCTTGGTGTGATGGTGGCAGATACAAAGAACCGGAAGAAATACCAGATAAAGGACGGAAACTGGCTTGATATGTTTTCCTATCCGGTATTGGTACTGGATGTAGGAGAAGCACACGACATGGACGAAGCAGAGAAACAGGTAGCGTGTGAATGTGAAGAGCCGGAGATATTGGAACTGACTAAGGATCTGGTTCACTACAAATGCAAGAATTGTGGAGAAGATATCTGCGCAATAAAAAGAGGGAATTATAAAGAGTACCTATGCAATTACTGCCCGAAATGCGGACAGAGATTCAACTGGGAAGAGGTGGAACTGGATGAAGCTTAAAAACATGAGAAGAAGCGAGGATACAGAACAGATTCACGTATGCAACTGGGCGGCGTGGAATGAGAACCGTTATCCGGAACTGAAATGGTTGCATCATATCCCGAACGGCGGCAGCAGGAACAAAGCAGAAGCGGTAAAACTTAAGAGCATGGGAGTAAAGTCCGGGGTATCTGATCTGCATCTTCCGTACGCCAAAGGGGTATACATCGGACTGTATATCGAAATGAAATACGGAACCGGCAGACATCAGGACAGCCAGATAGAGTTTCTGCACGACATGGCAAAGAACGGACACTATGTAGCTACCTGTTACACGGCAGGAGACGCGATCACAGTTCTGGAAGAATATCTGCAGCTTGATAACATGATGGAAATGTTGGAACCAAATGACAGTATCTGGAACGAAGGAAAGATTAAAGAGCTAAAGCGCAGAGCACCGAAAGAGGTGGAAGAATGGACGACAGAGAACGGCAGAGCATAAGAGAATTCTATGAAGTATACAACATGATCAAACAGGGAAGAGAGCTCCGGGTAAAGACAAGATTCACACTGAACCACGGAGGAAGTATCCAGATCTTTGAAGGGATAGGCATCCATAAGAAACAGATCCTGAAAGTAGAAAGTGATGAAAGCTGGATAGAGTGCTATAGAAGGGCAACAGAAAGCCTGGTGGAATGGGAGAGAACGGAAGAACAGGAGGCAAAAGTATCATGAAAATAATCGCAGTAATGAACCAGAAAGGCGGGATCGGCAAGACTATGACGGCCGCATCCATTGCCTATATTCTGGGACAGGAACAAGAAAAGAAAGTACTGGTGATCGATGCTGATCAGCAGGGGAATATATCTATGCTCTACGGGGCATATGATCCGGAAGGAAGAGGACTTCCGGATCTGCTGGAGAACCATGAACGGGAAGGTGGTACGTACACTACATCTGAACTGATCAAGACAACACCGTACGACCGGATAGATATTATCCCGTGTAACGGCTATCTGATGAATACCAACATGTACCTGATGAAGACGGAGGAAGGCAATCAGATCTTAAGACTCGCAGAAGATTTGGAAGACGTAGCGGCCGCATATGACTATTGCATTATTGATTGTGGTCTGATCATGGACATGACAGTGATGAATGCACTGGTGGCAGCAGATCTCGTGATCGTACCGGTGAAACTCGGAGGGTTCGAGATTGAAGCCGCTGATAATATGGATGAACAGCTGGAAAGCATTCGGAAGTTTAACGATCGGATCAGGATGAAAGTCCTGATCACGATGAGACAGAAGAATAAAACGACACTGCAGGTAGAAGAGTGGTTGAAAGAAAACTCGGGACATGATTGTTTCCAGACAGTAATCCGAAGATCTGTAGTAGCAGAAAAATCCACAATCGCACATGTACCGCTTCCAAAGTTCTCCAAAGGATGTATAGCATCACAGGACTACAGAACAGTAACATATGAGCTTTTGAGAGATCTGGAGGGCGAACAGGATGAATAAGAGACAGGCGAAGAAATTATACAAAAAGATCCATGGGTGCAACCCGCCAGAAGGAAGAATCCCGGCAGTACTTTTAAGAGATCCGGGCAAAATGAACACACACACCTTCCTGGACAAGCAGATGAACATGCCAGTTTTTAATCCAATGAAACCGATAGAGACAGGACTGAGATTGCCTGAAAGTGTACTGGAAACAATATGTAGAATTAATAAACCGATAGAAGACATCCTGACGCAGGAAGAGCGTGAAAGAGTTACGATTGCAACACGATGCCTTAGGAAAAAAATGAACGACAGCATTAGACGGATGAACAGCCGGTTTAGGACAATACGAAAACAACTGAAAGAGAGCAACGATCCGGTAGTAATAACCACCAGAAGTCTATCGGAAAACCGGAAGAAGAACAAGGGAACTGCCTGGAGAAGAGTAAGGAGGAATAGATAGATGGCTACTGGATGGAACGTAATGGACGCATTGAACAATAAGACGAAGGCGACAGCAGAAGACAATAAAACAAAAGCAAGATTCCGGACAAAGGATATTGCAATTAAGCAGATGTACAGCAATGACAAGAATTTCTATTCTATCCAGGACATCGAGCAGTTGGCACAGGATATCCTTGCCGTAGGCTTATTAGAGAACTTGACGGTGGTCCACGATCCATGCGATCGTGGCGAATACCGTATCATAGCCGGAGAACGAAGATGGAGAGCGTTGACACTCCTGGTAGAAAAAGGTTATGAAGAATTCTCTGTAGCATCCTGCCAGATTAAGACACCTGCAGAAGAGCATGAAGAGATGATCCAGTTAATCATAGCAAATACGTACCGGAATAAAACGGTAGCAGATATCCTGGAAGAACAGAAGACGCTGGAAGAAACACTGAAATACATGAAAGAGAATGGACTGACACTTCATGGTTACAAATTGGACAGCGGACGTTTGCGGGATGTCATAGCCAACATGATGCAGGTATCATCCACCAAGATCGGACAGATCGAATCTATTAACAAGAAATTGATTCCGGAATTCACGGAAGAGCTAAAAGAAGGACGATTAACATTTTCGGCAGCATATGAGATAAGCAAGATGTCAAACGACATCCAGGAGGATATGCTGGAGCATCACCGGGAAAAGGGACTGACATACAAAGATGTGAAAGAATATGCCGAAGAGCAGAAAAAAGCAGCAGAAGAAGAACAAATTGATGGCCAGCTGAGCATTGAAGACATGAATGACAGTGCGTGTCAGAATCTGACACCGGAAGAAAATACTGATCAGAATGAAGTGGTGATGGTACGTGTTCCAACAGAAGAGGAAAGAGAGTATCTGGAATTAGTAGCGAGAGAAATGGTGAGCACATACAAATACTGGTTCCGTGAAAATGCGGAACAGATAACAGGGCAGAATATAAGAATGTGCAATGAACTGATAAAACAAAATCTGCATCCGGGAGTATCGGGAAGAACTTGGGCGTTTGAAGGAACTGACGGGAAAGATGCCGGGGAAATAAGGATGTACAGCGGATATATCCAATTGTGGGTAGACAACGAAAATAGGGGGAATTTCCATTGGCTCGACTTAACAGGAGCCATCAAAAAAGTGTTGGAGGAAACCACAAAAGAAGAAACGGAAAAAAAGGAGAAAAATGAAGAACAGGAAGAAAAAAGCGAAGAAACCGAAGAGAATGAAACACCTGACACCTATGCAGTATCTGGCATGGAAGAAGAATCTGCAGAGAAAGAAAATGAATATAGATACCAGGACAAAGAAGAAACGCAGGAACGAGTTCCGGAAGAGGCACAACTAAATGAAAAGAAATCTGAGAAAACAGAGCTTGACATTGCCAGGGAAGAAAATCAAAAATACAGGAATTATCTGGAGATGGCGAAAGGACACATGGATACTAATGACATCCGGGTGCGGACGTACAAGGTAATGATTGCGGCACTGGCCGGATATATCAATGATCTGGACACGGTAATGAATCCACCAAAAGAACCGGAACAGCCAGAACTTCCGAGATTCAAGAATAACGATCAGCGAAAAGAATGGCTGAGAAGTTATGAAGATTGGGGATTATGGTACACAGATAAAAACATAAATGTAAATTATTATAAATACGATTTCGCTGACGGCAGCAGGCTTGTAGTTGCAGAATACAAGAATCGCATAAACGGGTGGAACGGAAAAGAAAAAGAAGATGAGTATTACTTCCACCTGTTAGAAAAAGACAAAAAACCGTATGGTGATGGAAAACCATACGATAAGCAGTACATGAATGCTACAGACAGTGAGACGTATCTGGTAGAGTTCTTAAAAAACTTACAAAAGAATGCGTGATATCTATGAGGATCAAAAATGTAAACCCAAAAGGTTGGTACGATATTCCAGGTTATGATGGAATATACCAGATTAATTACTGGGCAGACATACGAAAGAAATTAGGGAATGGAAAGTATAAGTACCTAAAACCGTATGTAAAGAAGAATAATCAGGGAAAAAGACTGATTAAGCTGAAAAGGAAAGAGGTAGTAGTCATGAGCCTGATGCGGATCACGTTCATCGGAGATCTTCCGAAAGGATATGTAACATATCACAAGAATGGAATTAAAACTGACGACATACTTGGGAATATCGGAGTAATCACCAAAAAAGAACTATCCAAAAAAACTGGACAGATGAACGGAAGAGCAACCAAGGCAGCAAAGATCAACCAAGACGGCGAAATCGTAGCATTCTATAAATCGGCAAGAGAAGCTGCACGGCAGAATTACATGAGCTATCAAACAATACTGGATCGTATAAACGGAAAGGTAAAAGGCATCTATGCACCGGATGGATACGCATACTGTAAAGACTCGGACAAAGAGATAACAGAGATGATCAGAAAGATAGAACGGAAGAACACAGAGGAATGCGGTGCGAATTTTATAAAAGCACCGGAAGTAGTGTTTGAGTTTTGAAAAAACGAAGATGGAGGTAACGGGAAAAATGAAGTTGAAAGAATTTCATGCGATTGAAATTATAAAACGGGGCGGAGGTACTGACAAGGATGAAAAATGATATAAAGAAGAACGGATCCGGCTATTATGATCCGACGGCATTCGAAGCAATAATAAACGCAGGGGGGGTAAATAACATGGAAGTATACAAAGGAGATATATTCTATATTGAAAAAGGCAAGACAGGAGAGAAATCACCAGCGGTCGTAGTATCAGCAACAGAAGTGATAGAGGAAACCGGCTGTGCACAAGTAGCATGGCTGACGAATAAAGAAGAGAATTCTTCTTCGACACATGTAAAAGTTATGTGCATGATACCATCAGTAGCAATATGTGAGAAACTGTCATTCGCCTATCTTGACCGATTCGGAGAGTATATCAGAACATGTACAGAAAAGGAAATACAGGATATAGATAATGCGATGCTGGCAACGCTTGGAATTGAACGACAAAATGACAATGCGGATTGCGAAGAAATAAGAACGCTCAAGAAAGAACTGGAAGAAAAACAAAGAGAAATAGAAGAGATGAAAACCTCTGCAAGAGAGAAAGAGACAGAAGAAAAAGAACCAGACGACCAGATGGAAGAAGCGGCCAACAGACTGCAGCATGAAGCAAGTGTCAAGTGCAGTAGAGAGCTTGAAAAAGCCCAGAAATACAAAGAAGGATACACACAAGGTGTAGAAGATCTTCTGAGATGCATAAGAAGAGGCGAGTAGCATGGAAATAAAAGAAAAATTAAAACACTGGCTCATAATGGTACGTACTAACCAATGCTGGGGATGCTGCTTATTCTGCCAATGGTGGGATATGTGTAGATGGGAAGACAGAGAAGAGGAGGAATAACAAAATGAAAAGACGAAAGATAACAGGATTAATAGCATGCATAGTATTAATAGCGTGTCTGACAGGATGTGCAGAACTTGGTTCAGCACTAAATGACATGCAGGGGGATTTGACAGGAAATACATACACAATCAACACCTATGATAATTACGGAAATAAGATAATGACGACACAGGGAGAAAAGATCAATATCGAAGGGAATAAAGTAAAAACAACATCGTATGATAGCGACGGATCTGTAATAACCGGATATGAGTTATCATCTGTGATCACGATCAACATTGACGGAAAAGAGATACAAAGCTGTGGAGACACCTGCATATTTGAGCAAAATGGATTAAAAGCAGAGGTGAATTTTGCACAAGAAGATATCCAAAGCCAGTCAACCGGAGCAATAACAGACAATACAATCATAGCTGGAATCGTTAATAAATATAAAAACTCTTTTGGAAAATCAAGGGTAGTAGTAATCAAGTCACAATTAGGTCAGCCGATTACAGCATATTCAGGAGATAAGGTATATTGGAAGATTCCGCAAGATCTTCCGAAGATGACCAAACTGATGATAGACGGCAAGGCATTATATATTCACAGAGCCAACTTCCAGATAATAGACAAGGAATTATTGAAGTAAGAAAGAGGCGGAAAATGACAAGAAAAGATATTCTAAAGAAATACGGATTCAGCTGGATGAGCAACGTCAATCTGAAGGAAGAACTTTCGGAACAGACGGCCGCAGAATTCGAAGATCTGATAAGGGCTCTGGCCGAACATAACCGTAGACCAGCACCACTGGAAACAGGATGGAAGAAACAGATGTACAACCAATTCATGAAAGGAGCAGGCAGATGACACGAAAAGTGTCCTGCTTGCACTTGGCATATGGAAATATCGGGGAAAGCGATTTGCAAATATGAAAAAACGTGAGGATGATCAGCATGAATTTGTAAGAGCCTGTGATGAGCTTAAAACAGAGCTGAAAAAGACGAGGATGTATAAGATGATAACCAGATTGTTGGATTGGTTGGCAGAGAAAATAGAATAGCTTGCACTTGCCGGTAATTGTATCACGACAGCAACCGGTTGATATAGATTCCCTCCGGCAAAAGCCGGACGGCAGCAGCCGGAGGAGAAAGGAGAACCCCGTGAGAAAAAAGTTAGGACCAAATGAAGATAGGCACCAATGCAGGACGTGCATCTACAGAGCATGCAGAACCGGCTTGGGTGGTTGTAACTATATTGGAGTAGAAGGACATAGCAGAGGGTGCACGGTAGAAAACTGCACAGTATACGTAAAAGGACGTAAAAGAAAGAGAGCATTGTGGTAGGTGAATGAAAATTGAAAAATGTATAAAACAATGTGTGAATCACGGAAAGGAGAACTATGAACCATGAAGGTTATAAAGATCCGACAGCAGACAAAGCACTGCACAGATACAACCAGATGCCCTACCATATGCGCAGAGCACTGACTGATCTACAGGATATAGCAAGTCTGTTCGGATTTGATATCTTGATAATAAAAGACAGACGGACAGGGAGGAAATTTAAAGTTGAAAATGAGACCAATCAACAAAGATAAGTACGGTATTGATACGAATAGATTTTTGGAGATAAAATACCATTGCTTACAGTATCCAAAATGGAGAAGGGAACTCGCAGAACTTACAAACACCATAAAAGCCATGCAATATGGTCAGGAAGGAAAAGGAAGTCCAAGCCAGGCGTCGCAGACGGAACACCTGGCTATTAAACGTATGGAGCTGGAGGAAAAATGTAAACGGATTGAACAGACAGCAATTGAAGCAGACGCAGTAATCTATCCGTGGATTCTGGAAGGGGTTACAACAGACTATGCGACATACAGATACTTAAGGGACTCTAAGAAGATCCCATGTGGAAAAAAGATGTATTATGAACGGCGAAGAAAATTCTATTACCTGATGTCAAAGAAAATTTAAAAAAGAGGGGGACTCAGGATACAAGAAAGTGTGTTATTATGGTAACATCAAGAAAAAAGAACAAAGGACATACTCACCCGAAGGGTGGCAGCAGTCGAGAGATTGTGGCCATCCTTTTTATGTATAGAGAAGTAAAACAGAGGTGCTGATATTTACCCGAAGGGTGGCAGCAGTTAATAAAAATATCAAAAGAAGCATGAAACTGTTGACATATGGTGCACCATATGATATTATATATACATAAGGAGGTGAGATACAGATGGGAAAGAAAAAACGAAAGAAAAAGAGAACTGCAATAAAGCTACTGATAGAATTTCTGATTGCGCTCGGAACATTCTTGACAGGGTTAGCAAGCTTGATTACAGCTCTCAAATAGGGGGAAGGGCGAAAGCCCTTACCTCTTGTAAAGATTATAACCCATCTGACAGGATATGAAAAGAATAAGATTCAGTGAATTGTTTTTGTTTGCGGCGATTGTAATATTCTTTGGATCCGGAAAGAACATCTATAGTAGTGTATTACTTATGCTTGCATCAGCATACATGATGATAGATATAGCCTCGGAACTTAAGAAGAGGAGGGAAGATAATGCCGGTCGGGAATCCTAAAGCGCAGACGATTGCCACCAAAAGATACGAGAAGAAGGCAGGCTGGGTATCAAAGTCCTACAAACTCAAGAAAGAAGTTGTGGACGAATATGCAGAAGCCTGCAAGAAAGCGGGAGTGAGTGCCGCAGGACAGCTCACGAAGATGATGAAAGAGTTCATCGAGGAAGTAAATAACGGATAAAGAAAGAGCACTTGGAGAAATCCAGGTGCTCTTTTGCGTGGAGGAATTATGCTAGTTACGTGCAAGAATAAAGGTTGTATACATTACTGGAAGCTTAGCAAGAAAGAACATTGTCCTGCAGAAGAAAGTTGCCCTGGATATATGAGCAATAGAAGAGAAGGGCAGAAGCAGATTCCCAAGTGTAAAGACTGTGAGTTCTGCAAAAGGATCTACACAGATCAGGGAAAAGAATATCACTGGGAGTGCTGTTGCAAAGGCAGACACAAGACGTTATTAATGGTAGATCAGAGACGTTGTGACTGCCGGTTATAGTGGAGCTGGAGGGTGCGGAAAGGGAGCACGCCGGTCTTAATAGCCGGAGGACACAGGTTCGAATCCTGTTCCAGCAATTATGGAATGGACACAACAAGAGATAAAGAAACTGATAGAAGAGAATAAGCTGTACCGATTCTATAAGAGCAAAGAGTGGATCGCATTAAAGAACAATGTACTGGATAAGTTCCATCATGAATGCCAGTGGTGCAAGGAGAAAGGAAAAGTATCAAGAGCTGAGACAGTGCATCACGTACAGTACGTCAAGACGCATCCGGAGCTTGCACTGTGTGAGTTCTATGAGTACAGAGGAAAGCAGTACAGGAATCTGATACCACTCTGTCATGACTGTCACGACAGAGCGCACGAAAGAATGAAGTACAGGAAGGTGAAGCAGGTGAATGAAGAACGATGGTAGAAGAAGAGATAAAGATTGGAGATCGCGTTACGTTTACGGGACATGGATACAGGAGAGCAATAGCATATAGATATGCGAAGCTGTTCGGAGAGAAGGAACACAAGGTTCTGGAGGTTCGAACGTCCTGCTGTAACAGATTCATTGTATTGGACGATGTGGACGGAATGTATTCCGATAAATTTTTTACAAAGGTACCCCCGGTACCCCCTATACCCCAAATCCACGGGGGACGCTTACAACGGGTAGGGGGCACGCCTGAACCGCGCTGACTCGCGCGTGATAAAAAATGGAAAAAAGTTGGTGGTGAAATATATGGCGCGAAAGTCGAAAAAAGCCCGCGAAATGGACGAAAACAAAGAAAAAATTAAATCCAGTTTAATCAAACAATTACGTGCAAAAGGTGCAGAAACGGCACATTTTTTGGACATAATTGATGATTATATGGAGTTTTACGACACAAAAAAGGCTCTACAAGAGGACATAAAGGAACGTGGAGTGTCGTACAAGACACTTTCTGCAAACGGATTCGAGATCACAAAACAGAACCAGTCTGTGAAAGATATGGTGGCTGTAGAAAAGCAGATGTTGAGCATCCTGAAGGAGTTAGGACTGACGACGGATGAACCAACAGGAAATGAAGTAATCGATGAAGATCTGTAAACAGATTGACCAGTATATTGAATTCGTAAGAAGTGACGAAGCAGTTGTTTGCGAGGAGCAGCTGCTTCTTTGCGATTTTGTGGAAAAAGTATTCGCGGAGGAAGATGTCTATGTAGATAAAGAACAATTAGAAAGATACCTGGGACTGGAAAAGTACTTCCCGTACAAGCTGTTACCGTGGGAACAGTTCTGCTTTGCATTACACAACTGCGTGTATAAAAGAGAAGACGGCCAGTTGAGATTCCCATATCTGATAATTTTAGTTGGACGCGGGGCAGGAAAGAACGGATATCTTGCGTTTGAAGATTTTGCGTTGGTCACACCAGTTAACGGAGTGAAAGAATACCACATCGACATATTCGCTACATCAGAGGACCAGGCAAAAACGACATTCGAAGATATATATAACATCTTGGAGGACAACAAAAGATTCTTCAAAAATACGTTCAAGTGGAATTTGGAATGTATCACCAACATTCGGACAAGATCGAAGATCAAATACCACACCCGTGCACCGGACACAAAAGACGGAGGTAGACCGGGGAAAGTAGATTTTGACGAATACCATGCATACAAGGACTATAAGTTGATCGAGGTAGCGACTGGAGGACTTGGAAAGAAAGACTTTCCGAGACGAACAGTCATATCCACGCAGGGGGATATCCGGGATGGCCCGCTAGATGAATTACTGGAAACTTGCCTACAGATCTTGAAAGGAGAGATTCCGGATAACGGGAAACTGCCGTTCATCTGTTGGCTGGATGATCCGGAAGAAGTAAAGGATGAGGAAAAATGGCAGAAAGCAAATCCATCCTTGAGAAACTTCCCAACCCTCCTGACAGAAATGCGGATGGAATATGAAGAGTACAAGCTGGATCCGGTAAATCACACGTCATTCATGACTAAACGAATGAACCGGCCGCCAGGGGAAACGCAGTATTGTGTGACAGATTGGAAAAACCTAGAAAAAGCAACCAGAAGTCTCCCGGATCTTCGTAATCATTCTTGCGTAGCCGGAATTGATTATTCCAAAACGAATGATTTTGTAGCCGCCGGGCTGCTGTTCAAAGTCGGAGATAAACGATATTGGATGCATCATACGTGGGTATGTAAGAAATCGAGAGATCTTCCGAGGATCAAATACCCACTGAAAGAAGCTGAAGAAGAAGGAGTATTGACGATGGTGGACGACGTGGAGATAGATCCGGAGTATGTGACAGACTGGCTTCTGGAAAAATCGAAGTTATACAAAATCGAATCTGTGGTGATGGATAACTTCCGGCAGACATGGCTCAGAGAAGCACTTGGCAAAATAGGTTTTTCAGATGAAAAGAAGAATCTGAAACTGATTAGACCGAGTGACGAAATGAAAGTTGCTCCGGTAATTGGGTATATGTTCGCGCGTGGACTGATCGCCTGGGGAACCAGCAAGATCATGCGCTGGTACACATGGAACTCAAAAGCAGTGACAGACAAAAAAGGCAATGTCACATATGAAAAAATAGAGCCGCGTTCACGGAAAACGGACGGTTTTAAAGCGTTCGTGGCAGCGGTCACAGATGAAGAAAGAATTAAACAAAGAAGAATTATAAAAAACAGGATAGGAACAGTATGTTAGGAGGCGGAACATGGGAGTAAAAAACTTCCTGGAAAAAGTATTTAAGGTTACCGGTACGAATACAGAAACGGTCGTGGTAAATATACCCGCATCGATCTACTATAAGGAACTGGCGATCTACACAGCGAGCTCTTATCTGGCAAATGCAATCAGCATGGCAGAGATGAGAGTGTTCAACAAGGGAAAACCTGTAAAAGATCAGGATTATTATTTGTTGAACGTAGCACCGAATAAAAATGAAAACAGCAATTATTTTTGGCACCGAGTAATCAGAAAAATGACACGAACGAAAAAAGGTGCACTGGTAGTCGAACTAAATGGGGAACTACATTGCGCAGAAGACTTCACGGTCGTGCAGGAAAGACCGGTTTTAGGGAATATCTACGGTGGTGTTGTATTACCCGGGGGCTTACAGCTCAACCGGACGTTCCGGGCGGAGGAAGTATATCTGTTCCGGATGGAGGACGAATGTGCACAGACGCTAATTGATGGAGTGTACCGGGAATACGGGAAGCTCCTGGAAACAGCAGCGAGAACTTTCAAGGATACAAACGGAAGGAAGTTCAAATATAAGATAGACGCAATTAAAGCCGGGGATGATGAGTTCCAAGAACAATTCAAGAAAGTTGTTGCCAAAAATATCAAAGATTACATGGAAAATGAATACGCTACGTACGTGGAGTATGATGACGGGATACTGGAAGAGCAATCCACAAAATCCCCGAAAACCTCCGATGATTTCGTGAATATCCGGAAAGATATTTTTGAAATGGTCGGACAGGCGTTCAAGATTCCAATGTCTATGATGATGGGGAATATCACGAACCTGAAAGAGGTGTGTGACGTGTTCCTGACGTTTGGGGTAAATCCGCTGGCAAATACCATTTCGGAAGTACTAAATAAGCGTGCGACCGTCTACGAGTACATGAACGGGAATTATTACCAGTGCTACACGGGCGGAATCAAACACAGAGATCTGTTTGAGAGTGCAGCCAATGTAGAGAAGCTGATCGGCTCAGCGATCATAAATACAGACGAAGCAAGGGAGGAATTAAGCTTGGTACCATTAAACACACCGTGGAGCAAAACGTATTATGTTACGAATAACTTCAGGGAAGCAGACAGCACAAGGACAGCAGCGAAAGGGGGTGAGGAGGATGAATAAGATCGGTGGAATTTGCTTTGCACACCAGCAGGTTGGAACAGTACATAAAATCTACCTGTATGACGAAGTAAAAGCGAAAGGAGACTTTAACTGGAAGACATTGGAATATGACGAGTCCGAGACTTCGGCAAACCATTTCCGAGAATTGTTAGAGGGCGTGTCAGATTCTGACACTATTGAGCTGTATATCAATTCAGATGGTGGATCTGTGAAAGAAGGAACTGCCATTTTCACAAACCTGAAACGTTGCAAAGCATACAAGACGGGTTATGTGGACGGAGTAGCGAACAGTATCGCCGCTACGATTCTCCAGGCATGCGATCACCGCGTGATGGGGGAGGGAACAGGAATGGTCCTTCACAATATGTGGACGGTAGCCATAGGCAATGCGGACGAACTCAGGAACCAGGCAGACAAGTTGGATGCCTGGATGAAAGCATCCAGATCTCTTTTCATGAATCGATGCGGCGGGAAGATCACAGAAGAGGAGTTAAAAGACATCATGGATAAAGAGACACTGCTTGATCCAGACACGGCTCTGGAGATTGGGGTGATTGATGAGGTTGCCGGACGAACTACGGTAGAGATTGATGAGGCTATGCAGTGCTCAAAGGAAATTGAAAAAATGAGAGACAAGATCAAACGGTCAAATTTTTCAAATCAGTTAAAAGAATTCGAAGAACTGACAAAGCCGGAAAAAGAAGAAAAAGATGTCTCTATGCAGACATTTTTAAACATGTTTTCAATGTAAAAAGAAGGGAGAAAAAGAATGTTAGGAAACATTGCAGACACAAGACAGAGAGAAGCGGTGGCAGCACTGCAGAGCGCACTGCAGAGCGGAAACGAAGAGGAAGGAAAGAAAGCCTGGGGGCAGGTAATTGACGCAATCACAGAAAAGGTGAGAACAGACTTTGAAATGTACAACACTGATACAAATGTACTTGCTCAGAGAGGTTACAGACAGCTTACGAGCGAAGAGACAGAGTTCTATCAGAACCTTGCAAAAGCCGGAAAGGCAAGTGATCCGAAACAGGCGTTCACAGATCTGATTACAACGGATGGCGGAATGCCGGAAACTATTATCGAGGATGTGTACAGAAATCTGCTGGAAGAACATCCATTGTTAGAAAAGATTACATTCCAAAATGTAAAATATCTCACAAAATGGCTGTTAAATGATCACACAAGACAGAAAGCAGCTTGGGGACAGATTAATGGCGAGATTACACAGGAGATTGAATCTGCATTTAAGGGCGTAGAGATTACATTGCTGAAGCTGACAGCTTATGCGGTAATCCCAAAGGATATGTTGGATCTCGGACCTTCATTCCTGGATAACTATATCCGTACCATCCTGAAAGAGGCGCTATATGTAGCACTCGAAAAAGCAATCGTATCAGGAAGTGGAAAAGATGAACCGGTCGGACTGAACAGAGATATCCATGAAGGAGTAAGCTTTTCGACATCCACCGGATATCCGGAAAAAACAGCAATCCAGGTAACAAATTTCCTCCCGGCAAATTATGGACCACTTGTGGCAAAATTGGCAGTCACAGAAAAAGGACGTATGAGGAGTTTTGACGAAGTGCTGATGATCTGCAACCAGGTAGACTACCTCAACAAGATCATGCCGGCAACTACGGCACTGACAACAGGCGGAACATACGCCAGAGATTTATTCCCGTTCCCGACAGAAGTTGTGAGATCGAACGAAGTGAAAACCGGACAGGCTATCCTGTGTCTGCCGGAAGAGTATTTCTTCGGGCTTGGTGAAAGTAAAGACGGAAAAATTGAATATTCGGACGAATTCAAGTTCCTTCAGGATGCGAGAACATATAAGATTAAGCTTCACGGAAATGGCCGCCCATACGATAACACAGTAGCGATTGTCCTGGACATTAGCAAACTGGATCCGGCATATGTAACTGTAAAAACTGCGGATACCGTTGTAACGGCATAAGCTATGGGCGAAGAAGAAAAAGCAAAACTTGTAGCAGCAGTAAAAAGAGAATGCCGGATAACTTGGGCGAATGATGATACAGAGAAGGAAATTACGGATATAACGGAAGATGCCATTGGAATAATGATGCACAAACTTGGAATGCATGAAGATGATCAAATGGATTTTACGAAACCGGGATTCGCCCGAATGCTGCTACTAAAGTATAGCTGGTATGCGTGGAACAAGATAGCATGTGAATTCGATAAGAATTACAGAAACGATATTATTACAGCAAGACATAAATACGAGGTAAAATATGGCGAGGAATATATTGAATGATTACGGGGATGGAGTTGCCGAAATTTATCGCAAAAAAGACGTGGAAAAGAATGTAAAAAGCCTAGATGATTTAGAATATCTGGGCTTTTTGTGTTTCACAGAAAAGTCAAAAAGACAGCAAGACATTGAATTTGCCGAACAGCACGGAGCAAATCTGACAACTAAGATAGTAACCCCGGATCTTATACCACCGGATAGCGATTATAATGTGGTAATTAATAATGTGATCTATGCGATTATCTACGTTGATCACGATAAGAAAAACCGTGAGTTGTATTTCTATCTGGAAGAGGTAAGGAAAATTGAAAGACAAAATTAAAGAAGCCTTAAAAGAGATCGTGCCGGATGTATATTACGGTGCCGGAAGATTCCAAGGACGCGAGAACTGGGACTGCATCGTGTTCGGAAAAAGAAGAACGGGAAAGTCAGAAAGCAAGGGTGGAATAACCAGGCGTTATTTCGTTGCGATAGTGAAAGAAGAGTACATCCCAGAAGACTTGGAGAAACAGGTGATCGAAAAGATGAAAACACTTGGATTCAAAATCTCAGATACCGACACGGCATACGATTATGTGCAGAAAGCAGGAGAGTGCATTGTAGAAATCTGCACGATGGAATTTGGAAAAACGGAAAAAAGGTGTAGCCGATGAGTTATTTTTACCTGGATACAAAAGAATTTGATAAGGTCGCACAAACGATCGAAAAATATTCCGACAGATCTGTTGCAGAGCAGATCATAAATGATTATCTGGCGAACGAGGGTGGGAAAAAGATAAAAGAGTATATCCGGGCAATCTTGCCGGTATCCGGTAGAACATGGAACGGAAAGAAAACAGCAGCCTCACAGACGGATCCATTCCGGATACAGGGGGAAAATCTTGCGGTAAAGGTATACACAAAAGGCAACTATCATTACCTGTACTTTCCAGACGATGGATCGAATACAAGACGTCACCGGGGGGATCAGCAGTTCATGTTCCGTGGTGCTGAAAAAGCCGGGGATGAGATTGTGAACGGGGTAATTGACAAATTAGTAAAACGATTGGAGGAAACATAAAATGGCTGGAATTAGAGAAACAGACTTCACAGAAGTCGAAATTAAAAAGCTTGGAATCCGGATCGGAGCTGCAACAAAGGCAGACGTTCTGGATTGCGTGGGAAAATTAGAAGAAGAAATGGAATGTAAAACCAGAACGAAGTCCTGTGGTTCAAAAACCTTAAAGACCAGGACAAAAGGAACGGGTAACGGAACACTGAAAATTTCTGCATATGCTCCACAGGATATGCTGGCAGACTTGTACGGAATGATCCGCGCAGAGTTAAAAGACGGAGTAATCGCCTACGGGTCAAATTCACTGCACGCAGTAGCGTGTGTAACAGCGTTAATTCTGGACGAGGACGACAATGAAAAATTCAAGGCTTATCCAAACTGTACAATCCAGGCGGCATTGTCGAGATCTGTGGATAATGACTCAGAAGATATCGCTATGCTGGAATTGGAAATTGCAGTCATGCCGGATGAACACGGCGAAGGCTTATATGAAGCGGTTGTGAACGACCTGAAAGATGATACCGTAAAACAGAAGTGGATGGAAGAGTTCTCGAGAGAACTTGTTACTACAGTAGCAGCGTAAGGAGAGAAATTCATGAAAGTAAAAGTAAAACAGAAATTCAGAGACAAATACACAGGAGACATCCGGTTCACGGGTGAAATTGTGGAGATGTCAGAAGAAAGATACAATGAAATCAACGCCAAAAAGAACGGACTGGTGGAAAAGGTAGAAGAGAAGACGGAAGAGGTGCAGACATCGGAAGCGACCAAACCAGAAGCTGGAGCAGTAGAGGTAGAAGCAGAAGCTACAGAGCATCCGGAAACATCAGAAGAAGCTCCGAACGAGTTTACCAGATCTACACTCGAAAAGATGAAGGTAGACGAACTGAGAAAGAAAGCAGAAGAAATGGGAGTTGATTCCATGGGCAAAAAAGAAGAATTGATCAAACGTATTCTTGGCGAGGAGGAAAATGTAGATGAAGAATCCTAAGATTAATTATGAGGAATATGAACTTACAAATGGGGAGTGTGTGGCAATGTCCACCGCTCCTATTCTTATGTTGACATTAAGAAAAAGCGATAAAAAATCGTATGAGACATTAAGTAAGGTTTTGGTAAAAGGCGTAAATGATAAAGACGCACTTGAAGTAGCGGAATTTTTGTATGCTGCCTACAAAAATGCAAATCAGGACGAAGATTGCATGTCGTTTACAGAGTTTTTCGAAAATATGGACCAGGACTGGAGAAAGAACATGGAAGTGATTAATGAGATGTATTCGCCGTCAAAAAAGCAGGATTCCGGGACGGATTCCGAAGAGTAACACGTAAGAAAGCAAAAGGTTATTTAAGACTTCCACGGTTCGAAATTGAAACCGTGGAAGATATGTACGTCTATTACGTGATTATGAATGGAATCAGCGAGGATTTGTTTTGGTATTCGGAATATAATTCCCTGCTTACGATCCTGGAAGATAAATATGCATATGAAGCGTGGAAGGCATATGCAGAAGAACAGATGTTGGAGAGAGGGTGATTGATTAAGCAACAGAGAAGCAAGCGTGAAGTTCCGGGCGGATACGAAAGAACTGACGAGCGGTTTAAAACAGGCAGAATCGTCACTGAAAGCGTTACGTGCGGAACTAAAACTGAACGAAACACAAATGAAAGGCACTGGAGAGTCAACAGACACTCTGGAAAAGAGAGAGAAACTCTTACAGAAAGAGCTGGAAGCAAGCAGCCAGAAAGTAGAATTGTTGACAGGGAAAATGGAGTCGGCAAAAGCCATATTCGGGGAAAACTCGATTGAAGCGAATAACTGGAGTGCAAAACTTGCGGACGCAAAAAGAGCACAGGAGGCTATCTCACAAGAACTCTCACAGACATCTGCAAAACTGGAAGAACAGAGAAACACAGAGACACAGCTGTCTGCGGAGCAGCTGAAAGCAGCAGAAGAAGCAAAGAAACAAGCGGAAGCAGAAGAACAGCTAAGAACAGCTGTTGGACAGGCAGATAGTAAGATTCGGGAACTGGATCAAGAACTACAGCTGAACGAAACAAAACTGGATGGAGCAAAGAATAAAACAGACCTCTTGAAAGAACGGCAGAAACTTCTTGGACAGGAATCAAAAGCAGCTGCAGACAAGACGAAGATCTTGCGGGATGCACTGGATGAATGCGCCAGGGAAGTTGGAGAGGATTCCGAAAAGTACGCAGAATTAAAAACGGAACTGATGGAATCCAAGATCAAACAGGAAGAGATCCGGAATGAGATCAAGAAGACTTCAGAGGAATTAAGAAATCAAAAGACAGCCATTCAGTCATTTGGCGAGGGACTTGGAAAATTCGGCGAAGGGACAGAAAAAGTTGGCCAGAACCTGAAAGTAGCCAGCACGGCGGCGGCCGGAGCATTGGCCGGAGCCGGGACGGCAGCAGTGCAGTTTGAATCCGCTTTCGCAGGTGTCAAAAAGACATCGGACGAAGTATTTGACGCAAATGGAAAGTGTGTATATAGCTACCAGCAGTTAGAAGACGGGATCCGCTCAATGGCAAAAGAGATTCCGGCATCTACAACGGAGATTTCTGAGGTTGCAGAAGCTGCCGGACAGTTAGGCATTAAGACTCAGGACGTCTTAGGATTTACCCGCGTTATGATCGACATGGGTAATTCTACCAACCTGTCGGCAGAAGATGCAGCAACATCTATTGCGAAATTCGCAAATATTACCGGCTTGGCGGCAGACACCTCTATGAGTGCGGATGAAAAATATAAGAAGATGGGAAGCACCATTGTAGACCTGGGTAACAACTACGCCACCACTGAGGCAGACATCATGAATATGGCAACTAATCTTGCATCCGCAGGTACGCAGGTAGGAATGTCAGAATCTGACATTCTTGCACTGGCTACGGCGTTAAGTTCAGTTGGAATGGAAGCACAGGCGGGCGGTACGGCATTCAGCAAAGCATTAATTGAAATGCAGCTTGCTGTAGAAACTAACAGTGATTCGTTAAAGGACTGGGCGGACGTAGCTGGAATGAGCACCAGCGAATTCTCCAAGAGATTCAAGGAAGACGCTACAGGCGCACTGGAAGCATTCATCGAAGGTCTTTCAAAATGCGGAGGAGAAAGCGACTCCGCTATCAAAGTCTTAAATGATATGGGCATCACAGAAACGAGAATGCGTGATGCATTACTAAGATCTGCGAATGCAAGTGATGTATTTACGTCCGCGATCGACACCGGAAAGAACGCCTGGGAAGAGAATACGGCATTAACCAATGAGGCAAATAAACGATATGAAACGACCGCATCAAAGCTGTCGATCATGAAGAACAACCTGTATGATGCCGGAATCACCCTTGGGGATATCTTTCTCCCGATGATTGCGGAAGGGACACAGAAAATCACAGGATTAATACAGAAAATTGATGATCTGGACGGCGGACAGCAGAGAATGATACTCGGCATCATGGGAATAGTTGCAGTATTGTCTCCATTGCTGATCGGCATCGGGAAGGTGTCTATCGGGATATCTTCGGTTATTGGACTCGGAGCAAAAATAAGCGGGCTTTTTGCCGGAACTGCAGTAGCGGCAGCAGAAGCTGGAACAGCCGCAGAAGGAGCTGGAGTTGCGATGGCAGGGGCTGGAGGAGTGGCTCTAGGACCAATTCTATTAGTAACAGCTGCAATAGCCGGAGTGGTGGCTGGAATGGTTCTCTTATGGAACAAAAGCGAATCATTCAGAGACTTCATAACAGGAATTATTGACACTGTAAAAAGTTCTATCACAGGGTTCCTAGACGGAATCAATATTGACGAAAAACTAAGCGGAATAAAAAGTGCAATATCCGGACTGAGCGATAAGCTGCCTGGGCTTGAAAATCTATTTAAGGCGATCGGCGCAATTTTGGCAGCAGTTTTGGTACCGGCGATCGGACTGCTGGCAGCAGGTTTCGGCGCTGTCTTAAGCATGATTGAACCGTTAATTGGAGCGGTCGGAGGAATTATAGATATACTGTCCGGATTGGGCGATATGATAGTTGGAGTGTTCACTGGTGATATAGATCTGGCAAAAGCGGGCCTGAAATTGTTTGGGACAGGCATTGTAGAAGTATTTAGTGGATTATGGGGAGAAATAACAGGTGCACTGGATGGATTTGCTTCAGGACTTGTAGGTTTCTTCGGAACTTTAATACATATTTGTGGCATAGATACGTTTATAAGCGGTGTCATAGAAAAAATTACGGGTATTGCAGAAAAAATTTCGAATACATTACAAATAATCACCGGCATTGTGGGCGATGGAATTGCATCGATATTGGAAAAAGTATCGGGAATATTCCAAACAATCGGTAATATTATAACGGTTGGCGTTATGTTGATTGGAGAAATAATATCGGCAGCATTCCAGATTATCACATTACCATTCCAATTCATATGGGTGAACTGCAAAGATACAGTTATACAGGCATGGAATGAAATAAGTATGAGAATCAGTGGTGTTATAGATACGATCGCCACTATAGTGTTAAACGGATTTACACTTGTGAAAACATATATCATATCTCCGATCAGTGGCGCATTTGCGATGGTTGTAAGCGTATTCGAAGGAATTAAGAGTGGAATCACCACAAGAATAGATGGTGTGAAAACATCGGCAAAGGCAGGATTCGAAACTGTAAAAAGCAATATTACGGGACCGATTAACAGTGCAAAAAGTATGGCGATAAGTATATTCGAAGGAATTAAGAGTGGAATTACCACAAGAATAAATGGTGTGAAAACGTTAGCAAAGGCAGGATTCGAAACTGTAAAAAGCAATATTACGGGACCAATTAACAGTGCAAAAAGCATGGTGATAAGTATATTCGAAGGAATTAAGAGTGGAATCACCACTAGAATTAACGGCGCACGAAACGCGGTAAAAAATGCGATATCAATTATTAAGAGTGCTTTTCATTTTTCTTGGAAACTTCCAGACTTAAAGCTGCCGCACATAAATATCGAAGGAAAATTTTCTTTGACACCTCCATCAGTACCACATTTCAGTATCGCCTGGCGCGCAAAAGGAGCGATATTCGACCAACCTACCATATTCCCTACCCGTCTCGGATGGCAGGGAGTAGGCGAAGCAGGGCCAGAAGCAGTCACACCGATCACAGTACTCCAGACGTATGTAGCAGATGCTGTTGAGAGAGGACTGGAACGATTACAGAGAACAGAAAGAGATCCAATAGACTATGATAGACTTGCCATGGCTATGGCAAAAGTACATACTACTGTGGAATACAATGGCAGAGAATTTGGACGAGTGATAAGAGAGGTTACTGAATGATATATTATGAAAATAATAATGGAACCAGGATGGATTTGGATAACTGGCCAGTGGTAATCGAGGATATTACGGAATTATACGGGAAAGAGTGGAAATATTCCGCAACGGAAAATGTAAATGCAAATAGAAAAAAGTTGGATAAATTCTATAGGACTGGAATGAGCAAAAAAATAACATTGCAAGTATACGCGGATACAAAAGAAGAATATTGCGATGTAATGGACCAGCTGAACGAAATAACAGATATAGACATCATTGAAAAAAAGCCTGGAAAACTATGGGTAGGAGATTATTATCTGGAATGTTATATAACAGAATTAAATCCGAAAGAGTACGATGAGATATTCTATACAGTAGATGTGGACGCTACAGTAGAAGCGTTCACGTCTTACTGGATCGGCAAAAAAACATATACATTTCACAGCTATGGAATCACGTCTAGTGATAATAAACGGTATCCGGGAAAATATCCGTATCGATACGCGAACGGAATGACGAGCAACTACCTTATTAATCCGAATTATACATCATCAAATTTTCAAATGATTATTTACGGACCAGTTGTCAATCCTCAAGTTACGATAGGAAGCAACACATATCTGGTCAATATTACATTGGAAACAGGAGAATATCTTCGAATTGACAGCCGTTCCAGAACTATTGTAAAAGTACTGAAGAATGGCGAAGAGATGAACGCATATCACTGCAGGAACAAAGGAAGAGAATTCTTTCAAAAGATTCAGCCGGGACGACAGATGGTATCCTGGACGGGGAAATTCGAATTTGACATTACCATAATCGAAGAAAGGAGCATACCGAAATGGACAACAGCACCTTAGAAGACACACCCACAATATCAAAAATTCATTTTATAACGGCAAAACCGACCGGAGAAGAATGCGGAGAACTGTGCGATAGCGCGGAGACAGATATGGACATTGGAAACACAAATGATTTCGAGGTCACGATAGCGGTGTCAGATTATGACACTGAACGCATGGGATACAGATGCCGGATATTCGCTCCGGGAACAGAGTATGGGGGAATTATTGGAGACATCGAATCTATATCCGGTACACGAAAAGTTGCACTGCGTGGAAGAACATGGAGAGGAATGCTGGAGTACAAGGTAGTTGAGCCACCGGCCGGACAAGATCATCTGACATTGTCAGGAGAATTAAATACAGTAATCAGAACATTGATAGGAGATCGCTTTGGCGGTCTCTTTGTCGTTCCGGAAACAGATACAGGGATAACAGTGAATAACTGGCGGGTCGACCGCTACGTGACGCTCTATGATGCCATGCAGAAGCTGGTAGACAATTATGGATGCAGGTTACAGATCTGTTACGTACAGCCAGAGGGACTGGAATATGGTTATGTAACAGTACGGGCAGCACAGATTAAAGATTATTCAAAGGATCTGGAATACAGCCGGGAAGATGGCATACATGTAACTGTAAGAGATAACCGTAATGGCGTAAACCATCTGGTATGTGCTGGAAAAGGCGAGAATCAGGACAGAATCGTCTTACACCTGTACGTACAGAAAGACGGAACGATCGGAAAAACGCAATATTATAAAGGTTCAGAAGAAATAGAGGCGGTATATGATTATTCCAGTGCGGACAAAGAAAAACTCGAAGAGGATGGAAGAAAAAAACTGAAAGAACTGCAGAACTACAAGAAATGCACCATGACAGTTGATGATATAGATCTGGAGCTTGGCGATATAGTATCTGGCTACGATGCTATAACGGATACGCAGGTGATCAAACCAGTCACACAAAAGGTTGTAAAGTGCCAAAACGGAAAAATAACGATTGATTACAAAGTAGAAGGGGATGATTAAAATGGCGGGATTAAAAGCACTTAATATAAACACTCCACCAGAAGCAGAGCCACATATATATGCAGAAGACGATGCTGCTATATACAAGGCAATATTCGGCGGTGATGGTGTATCTACGATCGGACAGGCATGTAAAGCTACTGTATTGAGCAATAATAAAGTAAGAATAGCTGATGGCGTGCTGTGCGTAGACGGGCATATGGCAAGGATCCCATATGGAGAATATGAAGATTGCGAGATTATGAATGGACAGCCGAGAAAGAACAGAAACGATATCATCGTAGCAAAATTCGAAACCACAGGAACGGGTGGAATTGACACCATGACCTGCGAAGTAATCCAGGGAACAGCCGGAGAAACGGCGGTAGATCCGGAGCTGACGCAAGACGATATTTATGCAGGCGGTAAAGTGCGAGAGTACCCACTGTACCGTGTGAAAATCGAAGGGTTGAGTATTACAGCTGTAGAGAAAATGTTTGAGGTGATTCCGACGAGTTGGATCTTATTAAATAAAATCAACGAATTAAGTACAAGAAGAATAACACATAAGCTTCTGTACTACAGCGCAGATGGCACTACCGGAACGTTTACGCTGTCAGACAGTGTAAAAAATTATGATTACATAGAAATCTTTTACAACAGTGACGTGGCCGGACATAAGGCACCGCAAAAGAGCATTAAGCTTCCGACAAGTCAGACAGTATCGAGCGGGGATATGCTCTTTGACATGACGTCGTTTAGGATGTCATCCGGAGACGGCACGAAAATGCAGCTAATGAATACGATACTGAATGTATCCGGGAAAACTTGCAAGCCGGAGACTTCCCGGCAGATTAACTTCGGGAGCACGGCTGGAAGTGTAGCATGGACTGTATCTAATACACCACACCACAGGGTATACAGGGTAGTTGGGTATAACTATGGATCTTAGGAGGAATGGGAATATGAAGATTGTATTTAATGATGCGACAGAACTAACAGTTCAGTCTGCAGAAATCCGGCCAGACGGAGGACTTCTGATCAAGACAATTTCGGCGTCAGAGGAAGACTTGAAAACCATGTTTTCTGATCAGACCAAGACAAAAAAGATGGTTGTGAAAGAACGGGAGTCCACAGTCGCAACTTATGAGAATTACACGGAACTTGAGGGAATCATGAAATACACAGCAGGAATCCTAGGAGTTGTATTACATAAAGTTGGAAAGTCGCAGCTAGAGCGAATTGACGCACTCGAGGTAACTACGGACGACATCGTATTAATGATGGCGGATCTGATTGCGGGAGGGGAGCAAAATGAGAATACTGCAGTTCCGGATTAACGGACAAAAGTTAAGTAAGGACGGAGACTTTTCCGGATTAATTGCTGGCACGAAAGGCTATCTGTACACAGCATATAACTTCGACGGAGAATGGGACGGCTGCAAGAAAGCGGCCGTCTTTTCAAGATACGACAAAGAATATCCTGTACCGATTGTGAACGGCAAATGCGCCGTACCGGATGAAATTACGGGATATAAGCGATGGAATGTATATCTGGTAGGAGAAAAGAAAGGATACAGAATCACAACGAACGAAGTGGAGGTGTATCAATCATGACCGTAGAAGAAGCATTAGCAGCATCGGTGGTCGAACCGGTCAACGACATTTTTGAAATCAACCCGGAAACCCGTGTGATTACAGTCCCGGCATCCGAAAAGCTGTTCGGTGTAGCAAATGACGGGAACTCCGAAAGGAAGCATTTTCGATGTCCAAAAATCGCAGGGGATAACATAGATCTGTCTACCATGCATTTGTACATTAACTATCAAAATGCCAACGGAGATAAATATCCGTACTTGGTAGAGGACGTACA